CCATTGACAGCGGCAGTCCAAACGGCAACATCGCTTCGCCTATCGTGGATAATGTCGGCTGCTGCTGGCACACAGTCGTAGATGGGGACGGCACCGATTGGACATTTGACGTCGCGAATAATGCGGGTTACGTGGATTTCGCCCTCTTTGAGGTTGAAGGGGCTGGCGAGATATCTGTTTATGGAGGAGGTTCGACACCACCCGAATGCCTGGAGTTAACATCCGTAGCTTGGGGATCAATCGGCACGTCAGATTTTACCGGTTTAACTCCAAGCGGCAACGCGCTGCTAAAGCAGATCAACCGCACACCTAATGGGCATTCAAGTGCTTTTCTAAGTTCCAACGGCATTACACTTCCCTTTACAGCTCAATTCAGTCCCGCGCCGCGTCAATCAGCGCTCTTGACGGTTGTTATCACCGGAACGTGGGAAAATGTAATTGAGCCCACGGGCGCGAGCTCACCCACGCTTGATGCCGTGATCCTGGACCTGTGCGAGCGCTCCGGGTTACAGGCAACTGATATCGACGTGACAGCACTACAGGCGACGGAGGGATCACCTGCCGTCAGCGCAGTTTTTCCGACGAATATTGTTCAAGGTTATATCGTAGAGCGCATGGCGACAGCCGCGGAGATTCTCAAGGAGTTGTGCCTGGCCTACTTTTTTGGCGCTTGTGAATCAGATGGCAAACTGAAATTCATTCCACGTACAGCGTTCCAGGAATTCACCATTGCCGAAAACGATCTTGGTCTGAAAGCGGACAAGGCGAAGCTAGAGGAAGATCAAACTCAAGAACAGGAATTACCGCTTATCGTTACCGTGCTCTATAACGACGTGTCGCTGAATTGGCAACAGGGAAAACAAGTCAAACAGCGCAATGCGCGGACTGTCACCACCAAGCAGCAAAAATTACTTTCACTTCGCATGTCACTGGACGATACGACGGCGCGACAGATTGCAGAGGCGACGCTTTATTCAGATTGGACCAATCGCACTTCTTATTCGATAAGTCTACTGCGCGCGCTCTATATGCTGCTCGACCCTACCGATGTGGTCTGGATGATCTACGAGGGCGTGCCGGTGGAGATCCGTGCAGTGCAAAGCAGCCTCGGGCAGGGATATGCGGTGAAGCTGCGCGCGCTGGCGGAAGATGTGCGGAACTTCGCGGTAACGGGGCCGAACGCCCCAGTGGTCCAGGGGGTGCCAAGCCAGGGATTCACGCCATCACAACCATCAGGTTCTTATCCCACGATCTTATTTTTGCTCGATTTCCCCCTACTCAGAGACGCCGATGCTAATCCGGGTGGAAGCGGGTTTTACGCTGTCATCTCTTCGGTTTCCAAAGGATGGCCGGGCGCGGAGCTTTATCAATCAACAGACGATGAGACTTTTACTCCTCTCGCTCCGATGGCCGTGGCTGCGTCCTTTGGCAATGCGGCTAACGCGTTGGGCGCGCTGGGGCCAAGCTCGCCCGAAGCAGCATTCTCGCCTTGGGCCTGGGACACGGAAAACACCCTGACGGTGAAACTCCAAGTGGGAACGCTCGCGGGGGCAAGCGAAGCGGCGGTGCTTGCCGGAGCGAATGCGCTGATCGTGGGGAGCGAATTGATACAATTCGTCAACGCAGCACAGAACGATGATGGCTCGTGGACTGTCTCGCAATTGCTTCGCGGGCGACGTGGCACTGATGCTAACTGCGCGTCGCACATTGCGGGCGAGACGGTCATCGTGCCGGCGGCCGGCGGAGTGCTGCGCGAGGCCGCGCCAAACTCCCAGATCGGGCAAGAACGCTATTACCGCGCGCCCACCGTGGGCGTAGACGTGAGCGCCGTCGCCGACGTGGACCTGACGCTGGCAGGGAACGATCTGAAGCCCTACTCGCCCGTAGCTGTGGGTGGGTCCCAGGACGAAGCCGGCGATTGGACGATTTATTGGCTGCGCCGGACGCGCATTGGGGGAAGTTACGGGACGGAAGCCGAAGCGCTCTGCGACGGCATGAACGGGCCGCTAAACGAAGCAAGTGAGGCCTATCAGGTGGATATCCTGGGCGGCTCGCCGGAAGTGGTAAAGCGCACGATTGACGTGACGACGCCCACGGCGATCTATACAGCGGCGCAACAGGTAGCCGATTTCGGATCGGTTCAAACCACGCTTCAGGTCAATGTGTATCAGATCAGCGCGGTGGTGGGTCGCGGCTCGCCCGGCGCCGGATCGCTACCCGCGACCACAGATGCGGTGCCCGTGTTGCCCGGCGGCGGCGGATTCTATGTCAATTGAGTCATTTGGCGAGATAATATCATGCCAGTAGCGGGACAAACACCGACCGAGATTCATCTCAATGCGACGACGCCGGCAGCGCCGGCGGGCAAGATGAACGCACAATTTCAAGCGGGATCTCCCTATCCAGACCCCAACAATACATCCTTGCTCGTACGCGATGTAACCGCAAACCTTCCTAACATTGGTGGAGTTGATCCGCGCAGCAGGACGAGCGAGACCGTCCACTTGGCTTCGCAGGGGATGCTGGTTACCCTTACCAACGCCTCTGCCGTGGCCGTCACACTAGACAGCGCCGCTGGCGCGGGATTTTTTTGCGCGGTGCAAAATCTCGGCGTAGGAACGGCAACGCTCACCCCATCGAGCGGAACGATTAACGGCGTGGCTAATCTGGCGCTCGCTACCAACCAGGGTGGATGGCTATTTTTTGATGGCACAAATTGGAAAGCGGTAACCGGAGGCGGCGCGAGCTTTACACCAAGTGGCGATCTCTCGGGAAGCGGATCGTCACAGGAAGTTGTTGGCATTCAGAGCAAGCCAATCGACGGCGGGCCAACAGATGGCTACGCCCTGCAATATTCAGCAGCAAGCGGCAAGTGGGAGCCGACCGCGCTTGCGCCGGCGGCAAGAAATATCAACACTGCGCTGCCCCTGCAAGGCGGCGGCGAGCTTTCTTCCGATCTCTCGCTCATCGTGGGTACGATGACAGGAGATTCCGGGAGCGGGGGATTGCGGGGCGTGGTGCCGGCGCCCCCGGCAGGAAGCGCAGCGGCGGGTAAATTTCTAAAAGCAGACGGAACGTTTCAAGTACCATCTTCAACCGGCTACCAAGCGACGTACATCAAGTCAGCCTCAGGCACCGTGGTTTCGGGAACCTGCACCGCGACGTTTGGCTCGAATAACGTGGCAGGTAATGCTTTGATCGTGATTTTCAGTTGGTATGGTACAGGAGCCTGGGGAAGTCCCGTAACGCCAACCGACAGCCAGGGCAATTCCTATGCTCTGCTGGGTCAGATTGGGCACTCGCAGAGCGGTACAGCCTACCGAGCCTGCGTTTGGCTGGCAACCAATATCGTCGGCGGGGCGAATACGGTTACAGAGGCCTCGGGGTTTGGCGTGGCATCGAGCCTCACGGTGCTTGAGTACAACGGCCTGGCGGCTGCGGGTACCAACGACGGATTCGTGGATTGCTATAATGCCGCTAATCCCGCTTCTATCACCAGTCTCAACCCGAAAGATTTAATTCTCGCGATCTGTGGGACCACGCCCATCCTTCCTTTTACGGATTCCGCTGGCTGGACCCTCCGTAGCTTCACCTATTCGGCCACTGCGGAGCTTTCCGTTACTGGTCCCGGAACTTACAGCGACACGCTCTATATGAACGGGGTGGCCTGCGTCACGGTTGGGATTATGGCCCTGAAACTCTCGGCAGGCGCGCAGGGAATTCAAGGGATCCAGGGAAATCCCGGCAATCAAGGTGATAAAGGCGGTTTGCGCTATCAGTTCGACACGACGACTTCTGCGCCTTCATCGAGCGCGGCGAACGGCGACCTGCGCTTCAACAACGGAACGATTGGTAACGTCACCGCCATTTACATTTCCGATGAAGACGTCAACGGCGATAATATGCAGCCGTATATTGCGCATTGGGCGGATTCAACGAGCGCCATCTGCGGCTACATCATCGTCAAGGAAAACTCGAACGCGGGCACGCCTTATGCCATTTTCAGCATCACGGCAGTATCCCACAACGGCACTTACGGCTATTCCACGCTAAGCGTCGCCAACATCGCTGGGACTCTGCCGGCTAACGGGGATCAGCTTGTGGTCGAGTGGATCAGGACGGGCGACCAGGGAAACCAGGGCGCGGCCGGAGCAACGGGTGCAACAGGATCAGGCGCCAGCAGCCCGCCAACTATTCAGCAGACAGCTTACGCTCGAGGTAACGGATCAACCCTCGGGGTATCATTCACAAATCAGCCCGCAACCGGAAACATTCTTGTCTTCTTATGTGCCGGGTGTACGGCAAACGCCCCGACTGGATTGACGCAATTATCGGCCGTCTATCTCAACGCTTCGGCAGATGCCGGATATGTCTATTATCGTGTGGCGCAGGGGGGCGACTCAAAAACCTGGACGTTTACGGCGGTTGGCAATGGCTTCAATATCGCTGCCTATGAAATCAGTGGGCTTGGCGGCCTTTCTGCTCTGGGTTACGGACCGCCAAGCATGGCTACTGCCGTAGGCACCATTCCTTCAACGATTGCAATTCAGACCACCGGCGTACAGGCAATCGTCAAGGTATTTTTCACACAGACGGGGACCATCGCTTATTCATCCTGTACCACCCTAAGCCTCGATCATGATTTTGGCTCTGGATCCCCAGCGGGCGCTTTTTACTCTCAGATATTGAGTGCTGCGGTAAGTACGCTTTTGACGCCGCCTACGATGACTTGGGCCTCAGCGCCCACATCGCCGGGATGTTTAGTCCTCATTCTGTACGGGAAAGTTTAATTGAATGATAGTTCACGACGACGACCTAATTTGGCGCGAAGCGGTGATCGAGCGGCTGACGCGCATCGAAGCTAGGATGGTTCCCAGGGATGAGATTATCGCTCTGCGCACAGGATTTGATGTCCTGCAAAAGCAACTTGGAGGGAATGGTCAACCCGGAACTTGTCGAGAACACGCTGAGGCGATTATAGCCTTGGGAGAGCGCATGCAGGGATTAGAAAGAAAACAATCCTGGATGACGGGGATTGGGATTGGAATTTCGGCGGCGATCTCGGCAGGGATGGCATATCTAGGGATAAAGTGAGGCGTGTCATGAAATATTCCAGGAAGGGCTTGGCATTAACGGAACGATTTGAGGGTTGTAAGCTCCAGGCTTATCGGGATGCAACCGGCATCTGGACGATTGGTTACGGGCACACTTACCAAGTAACGCCCGGGATGATTTGCACGCAAGAACAAGCGGAGGATTGGCTCGCTCAAGATGTTCAGTTTGCCGTAGACTTCGTTAACCGCAGGGTGGAGGTCCCGCTTACGCAAGGCGAATTCGACGCCTTGGTGGATTTCACCTTTAACGTGGGGGTTGGGAACTTTGAAAACTCAACCCTACTGAGGATGCTGAATGCCGGCCAATTTAAGGGCGCGGCGGCGCAATTCGAGCGTTGGGACAAGGCGGGCGGGAAGGTGCTCAGCGACCTACTCCAGCGGCGAAAAGTGGAAGAGGCGGAATTTATCGCAGTTGATTCGGAGATCACGATCGGATGAATAGAGGTGCGGGGACTGCAGAAAATAAATCTTACCCGCGTGGAGGATTGGGCTATGGCTAATGAGGACATCATCAAGGCGGTGTCGGCTTCAGCGCGGGGCCGGATGGTTCGAGATTATTTCGTCGCAAGCCTTTGTCTTACGGCGATCATCGCGATTGCGCTTGTAACGGCAAAAGTTTATTCGACCCTGGACGCGGCGCGCATAGCCATCCAGCACGCCGACGATCAAGTCAATCGCAATCTCCTGCCGGTACTGACGGCGGACATGGACCGCGTAGCGACTTCGACCGAAAATGTGAGCGATTCGATTGGCGACGTGCGCTCCTCAATGGTTGCCACGCTCATACCTACGATGGTTACGGATCTGGACAATACCACAGGATCGATCTCGAAAGTCGCCGGATCGATTGATGCGACGCGAACCCAACTCGACCGCCTGATAATTATTAGTTCGGGCGCGGTCACCAATATCGAGAAGGCGACACGCGATCTTGACGCTCAGGAATCCGCGCAAATCGCGTACCTGAATTCGACCGCCGCGAATATGGTTAAACTGACCAATGACGCGGATAGACTGGTTTCAGATCCAGAGCTTGACGCCACATTGCGCAACCTGGGCGCAGTGACGAAAAATCTGGACGATGTAACCGGTAATGCCGCCAAGCTCAGCGATTTTTATTACCAAAAGCTTACCAGCCCAAAGTCGCTCGCGATCAAAGTCGGCGAAGGCGTGGGGCATTATCTCTCGCTCTTTGCCGGGGCGCTGGTGGGGACGTGGCACTAATAGATTTGAAATCTCAGATTTCAGATTTGAAATCAAAAAAATCAATTCAAGGTGAAAACATTATGGCAAGTGAATTGTCAAAGATAGTATCAAAAGTTGAATCTTTCGTGAAAGACCTCGGCAGCGAAGTCAAGAAAATCGAGGTAGCTGCTCCGGTAGTCATCGCCTCGATACAGAAGGATCTAAACGAATACGAAGCTCCTCTAGTGACCATGCTAGATGAAGAGTTTCCCGCTGCCACGGCTCCCCTGGCGCTAGTGACAGCATTGCTTCAGGGCGGCTTGACGTTGGTATCGACAGCGGTTACCGCAGCCACTCAGAACGGTGTGAATCCAACCAGTGACCAAGCCTTTATTTTGGCAATCAAGGCGCTGATTTCACTGTATAAGGGAAAAACGGCTCCAGCTCCGAGCGCAAACACTCCAGCCACACAAGCGTAGCCGCGCATAAAGGGAAGCTCTACATGCCCTTAACCGGACCGGAGCGCGTAGCGCGCATACGCGCGCGGCTAAAAGCGCGCTTACTGGAGCAGCACGGCGGCAAATGCCAAACGTGTGGTTCGACACAGGACCTCGAATTCGCGCATATCAAACCGACCAAAGTCAAAGGAAAGGGCCGGGGAATGAAAGAAAGGCTCTGGGATATCAAGAAACACCCAACGCCTTACACTCTCTTGTGCAATTGGTGCCACGCGATATTGGATGGCAGAGCCGATCCACCGCTAGAGGCGATTTCTGCCGAAGAGGAGTTCAGAATTCCGTGCATCGAAAACGATTGCCCGGCATGAGCCCAAAGCGGCCTGATGTGCGGAGGTTGGTATGCTGAAATTTGTCGAAGATAAATGGGGCGACATCGTAGGATTATTTATGATTATTGCGGGCGCCACACTGGTGGCCTGCGTGCCTAGCGCAAAATCGCTCGGGCAAGATGCGTTCTGCGCCGGGCTACTGGCGCTTAAATTACACACTCCCACTTCTCCGAACACTCCTTCGGAGAATACCCGCGCTGTTGGACCCACCATCATAGCCGGAGCGTCTGCCCGGCCCGACGCTCCGGCCCCGCCTATTACCGACAGTCAAAATGCAAAAAGCGAAGAGAGCGCCGGGCTATGAAATTGATTTACATTGCAGGGCCATTTCGAGCGGCCAACTACTGGCTACAAGAGCAGAATATCAGGCGCGCCGAAACTGCTGCGCTCGAAGTGTGGAAACTCGGCACGGCAGTAATTTGCCCACATGCCAATACGCGATTTTTCCAGGGTGCGGTGCCCGATCACGTGTGGCTGGATGGAGATCTAGAAATCATCCGCCGATGTGATGCGTTGCTGCTCGTTGAGGGCTGGGAAAATTCGGTCGGCGCGCGGGGAGAAGTTGAGATGGCAAAACAGTATGGACTGAAAATATTCCGCAATATCAACGAGCTAAAATCCTGGCTGGAGGTTGATTGTGAGAATCTTCAATTCCGGCGCGACACGCAGCGATGATGAAAACAAATTAGATTTTGAAGGTTTTCTTTCGCCACTCGTGCTGCGGCGTTACGCCCAATTTCTCGACAAACATCGAAGGCAAGAAGATGGCAAAATACGCGACAGTGACAATTGGCAAAAAGGAATACCGCGCGAGGCGTACATGAAAAGCGCCTGGCGACATTTCGTGGATTGGTGGAGCGCACATCGGGGCTGGAAATCGGCGACTGACGATGAACTTGAAGAAATGATCTGCGCCGTGCTTTTTAACGCCAGCGGATACCTACACGAACACCTGGCCTTGAGAAAACGTATTGAGGATCAAAATATCTTCTCTAGGGGCGAATCGACATGGATAAACGAAAGCGCGCCACTGTGACCTTAAAACTGGACGGTAAACCTCTCTTGGTCGATCACTCCTGGGTGCCGCGAGCCGTTAAGGTGCTCGGCCGCATGCCATCTGATTCATTTTTCTCATTGCGCGAACTGGCCAAAAAGTTAGGCATCTCACCGGAGACCGTCTGCCACGGCGCCCAGCGCCTTAAGCAATGGCGTTTACGTGTCGGATCGAAATATTATTACGGTTCACAGTCGGGGATCGCAGCGCTAAGGAGGGAACTTGAAGCTCAGCGAAATTCTGGCACCGCAGAATGAATTGCAAGAACTGGCGAGCGAGGATCTGCGAGCCAAAATCCAACGCGCCAAAGGCAATCGAAAACATGTGGCTAGGATATCCCGCCCCTCCGGGCGCAGCGAGTTCCCCGAACTTTTCGTGGATGTGCCATCTACCTGGCCCTATGTAGACATTGCTCCTCTGTACGATGTTCATCGCGGCCACTCGAAACATCTGGATGCGCTGTTTTCCCGCCATGTCGCCTGGATGCTGCGCAATCCGTATTTGTTGACGTTCGACGGCGGCGACTTCTCGGAGTTCGCTTCGAAGCTGAGCGTCGGAGCGGGAGTGTACGAGCAACGCCTCCAACCGGACAAGCAGTTCGAGGATGCACTACTGATTCAAGCCAAGTTATGGCGGAAGATGCTCTTCAAGCTGCCGGGCAACCACGAGCGGCGCGCCTCGATACTTGGGCTTGATTTGGCTATGTGGATCGCGACATGGCTAGGTATTCCCTATTTCCCAGATTTTTGCTTTTGCACGATTAGGTTCGCCGGTAATAATTTCCGCATTCTGGGCCATCACGGGACCGGTGCTTCGACCACCGCGGGGGCTCAGCGGATGGCAGCGCGTAAAATGCTGCCCTGGGCTAAAGTTTTTGATGTGTTTTGGACGGGGCATTTACACGCCGACCTGGTTGATAAGGTTTACCAAATCGACCACGACCAGAAGACAGGGAGGGCCTTCGAGCGGACCGGACTGATCATCATCGCGCCCTCGTACCTCGGCTATTTCGGCACCTACGCCGCGCAGAAGATGTACCCGCCCGGCAGTCCCGGAATGTTACCAATCCGCTTGCAGCGCGATGGGCGTATTGATGCGAGCGTTCATGCGCGCGGACGAAGGTTATAGCTGCGAATTAACGCAGATCTCCGCAGATTGGAAAAGGCGAGGCTACGGTGGCAAAATTTTTGATCATAAACGGCGTGAAGTTCCGGCCGGGCGAGATCGAGTGGGAAGACGCGTGCACGATGATGCGCTCCGAACTTCCACCTTTCTTTGACTTGCGACGGGGAAGCAAAACCATCGGCAAAGTTGTTACCAGCGTTGGTCTCGTTGCGCGCGTTGGCATTTATTGGATTGTGATTTCTGAGCATGGAAGCGCGGAGGATATTTTCGATTACACGCTGGTGCCCATGCGGTCTAAAATTAAAGTGATGTGGACTGGCGGTCCAGCAGGGGCGCCCGCAAAAGTGAAAAGATCGGAGCGTACAAAGTGACGAGCCATCCCAATGTGCATCCCGCGCGGAGGGCTCTATATTTACATCAATCGAGAGGACGTTGCGGCATTCGTTCTAACTTCGCGGGAGGCGTTGGCCCTGGCAAGATTTAAAGATATAATTCCCAAAAATTTGGGACTTATATACTTAACTCCCTCGGATGAAAAATGACGCAGTTGGCTATTAAGAAACTCAACACGAGCGATGATTTTCTAACGCCGCCGAATATCGTGAGGGCGATGGGTGATTTTGATCTCGATCCCTGTGCATCGGGACGGCAAGAGAATCCATTGGCAAGGCACCAGTACAGGTTCCCGGAGGACAACGGGCTGCTGCTTCCCTGGGACGGGTCGGTTTTTGTTAATCCTCCATTCTCCGAACTTCAGTCATGGGTTAACCGATTTGTTTTGCACGCAGACGGCGTACTTCTCGTCCCTGCTCGGGTTGAGGTTTCGTGGTTCTGGAAGCTCTGGAGACATTCCGACGCCATTTTTTTCACAAAAGGTCCGGTGAAATACATCTGCCCAGAGGGGAAATCCCCCCCCCGGTTTTTCGGAGGGGCGTTTTGCGCGATGGGATTGCAGAACGTCCCACGGCTGTATAAAATCCCACTGAAGGGCGTTTTGATTACAGCAAAGGAGCTAAGGGAGTGAAGTATATAATTCCCAAAAATTTTATGGGATTTTCTGGGCAATGAATCTAACCAAGCAGCAGCGCTGCGATCTTCGAATGAAATTTGGCGGTAGGTGTGCGTACTGCGGGATCGAGCTGCCGGAAAGGGGCTGGCACGCAGACCACGTAGAGCCAGTTGATCGCGTTCTGAAAATGGCGACCGATAGGCTGGGCAACTCAAAGTTCGTCGCCAGCGGACAATTGCGAAATCGCGAGGCAGACACCATCGAGAATCTTTTTCCCGCCTGTGCCCCATGCAACATAGACAAGCGCTCGTCACCGCTTTACATCTGGCGCAAACGTCTGGAGGACCTAGCGAATAACTGTAGGCGAACCGTCTCTGCATTCCGGCATGCCGAGAGATTTGGGCGTGTGACCATCGTAAATGGACCGGTCATTTTCTGGTTCGAGAAATACCAAGCGAGCGCTAGGGAGACCGCCGCGCCCATGAGGTTATTTCCATGAACGTCTTGCCCCTCCTCCTGACAAAAGTTCTATTTCTAGCGGTAGGTCTGATGTTGGCGGTCTAGTACTACGGCGACATCACAAGGGGCGGTCCGAAGGCCGCGTAAGAAGGGGACCCTAAAAATTTTATGGGATTTTCCCGGCCATTAGCGATTGACCTCTTCTGCGGACTCGGCGGATGGGCCGAAGGGTTTCTCGCCGAGGGTTACGACTGCATCGGGTTCGACATTGAGAGGCATGATTACGGAACGGGTGGCTATCCGGGCTGGCTGATGCTTCAGGATGTACTCACCCTCCACGGCTCGCAGTTCAAGGATGCGGTCGTCATCGTGGCGTCGCCCCCCTGCCAAGCGTACAGCTACCGTGCGATGCCCTGGAGACGTGCGAAAGCTCTCCCGCCACCAGACAACTCACTTTTCGATGCCTGCTTCCGAATCCAGCGGGAGGCGTGCGAAGCCGCAGGCCATCACATCCCCCTGATTGTGGAGAATGTGCGGGGGGCGCAGAAGTGGGTCGGTCGGGCAGCTTGGAATTTTGGAAGTTACTACCTGTGGGGCGACGTTCCGGCACTTATGCCCCTGACTTTCCGCGCGCAGAAATTCAATCCCGACGGCACTCGGCGTCCTTCGGGCTCATGGTTTAAGATTGCGGACAGTAAAAATCGCGGGCAAAAGAACGCTCGCAACTGGTGGTCCGGCAGCGCAGGGAGCCTATCCGCCACGACTTCATCGCACAGCGCCGACCGCAAACGCGCTTCCGCCATAATTGCGAAGATTCCCTTCCCATTGGCCCGGCACATCGCGAGAGTGTTCAAACCTTATACCTGAGAGCCAAGGAGGAAAATGCGGGAAGAAAACAGGATCATCCAATCGCTTTGGATCGGGAATGAACTCTCGCCCATGGAGCGTGGTTGCCTAAAAAGCTTCCTGCGCCATGGACACGAGTTTCATCTTTATCTTTACGCTCCCATGGGAGGGGTCCCTGAAGGTGTAAAAATCAAGGACGCTGAAGCGATTTTACCGCACAGCGAAGTCGCGCGTTATCGCACGCTGGCAAATTTTTCCGACGTGTTTCGCTATCGCCTGATTCAGCAAACGCATATCCCTTGGTGGGTGGACCTGGACGTTTTCTGTTTACGGCCGCTTGATTTTGGGGACCCCTATGTATTTGCAAGTGAGGATACCTATGCGCGCCTGGGCGTCAAACAATTGGTGAATGGCTGCATTATGAAAGCTGATCCGGACGGGCCGCTGCTGGCCGCAGCCCTCGCACGTTGTGCCCAGCAGGAACCGCAAAGGCCAAACGGAAAATTGCTTAAGGGGCTGCTCGCGTTTGGCCCCGAACTTCTCACGGACTTGACACGGGAACTAAAGCTAGAGAAGTACGTTCACGCTGCCAACGTATTCAATCCGGTCGCGGTGGGCGAAACACCGCGAAAATTTCTTGATCCGCAAGGCTTCGATCCCGGAGACGCATATGCAGCCCACGCGTTTCGTTCGTGCTGGGGAAGGCAAGGCCGCGGGCCGGGTCCCCCGGGGTGTTTTTACAATAAACTGCTTGGAATACCCCGCCCGACTAAAGTGCTCATTGCAATTTTCACATGCGCTAAAAACAGTGCGCGACTGAACGCCCTGGAGCGCACATGGCTACCCGTGGCAAGGGGCGCGGGATATCGCGTCCAAATTTTTGATGGAGCGTATCTTGACGTACCGGACACTTACGCTTTTTTGCCGCTTAAAGACCGTGGAATTTTTAACTTTGCCCTCTCAACAGGCTACGCCGGCTTACTGAAGTGCGATGATGACACATTTCTTCGGATCTCTCAATTAGTTAAACTGCCATTAGAGGCGGTTGATTATGCGGGCGCGCGCTGCCGGGCAAACCAGCTTGGGCGCCCCTGCTCGGGCGGCAATGGATTGCCATACGAGCAATTTCCGGCCAGTTATCCTCCAGGGACATTTCCGCACGACTATGCGCAAGGCGGAGCAGTGTGGTTTTCAAGGCGCGCGATTTCGATTTTGGCCGAAGCGGATTTTAACGGTGATTGGGCTTGCGACCGTTGGGCGGGAAATGCGCTTGCAGGCGTAGGAATCAGGTTGACCGCACTGCCGGAATTTGTATGGTGTGGGCCATCGACGGCGAAGCCGGTGACTCCATGGACGCGCGATTACGTTGCGGCAACCCAATTACCAACACCGGAAACGCTCGACCAATTAAAAGTCAATCCGCTCTGTTTCTGTAAAACTGAAATGCCAATACCCGGAAGCGCCAATCGAAACACGTTCCCCACGGGGCATTCCGGCGCCTGTCATTGCCGATGGTGCGAGGCGGCAAGACGGGGAAAATAAGAAAAGCAGGGCAAGGATAAGTTTTTAAGTAGCCTATCTGAGATTAAAGCTCAAATGACAGATAAACCCCATCCCACGTGCGAGCAGATCGCGCGCAAGCTGTGGGGGTCACCACTAAAAACCGAACGCAGCGAACTTTATTGGCTCTGCCCACGGCACGAAGATCAGCATCCTTCATTCAAAATCAATCCCGAAAAAGACGTTTGGTTTTGCGGCCCGTGCGGGCTTCAGGGCGGTAATTGGTGGACACTGGCGGCGTTCGTCTCTGGCTTTGCGCCAGACGACAGGAAAAACATTGCTATTTGGCTAGCGGAAAAAGGCTTCGAGGGCGAAAGCGAAACCAAGCGCAAAAAGTCGAGCGCGCCGCGCGACCGCTTCGCCGATTCTGAGATTCTGCGTGAGTTTATCTATCGCGATGCGGTCGGCATACCGATTGCGAAGAAAACGCGGCGCGGATACGCCGATCCCAAGCGCGACCAGGAAATCAAAAAAGCAGGGCAAGCATTTAGGTGGTGGACCTGGCAAGAAAGCGCATGGACGCCCGGCTTGGGCAAAGACAAGCAAGCGGCGCTGCCCATGTATCGCGCGGGCGAGGCGTCGCAGGCGGGAAAAACGCGCGAAGAGCCGATAATCCTCACGGAAGGCGAACACGATGCCGAGGCGGCGGCATCATTGGGTTTGCAGAGTGTCAGCCCCGGTGGAACGGGGACGCTGCGCCAAAGGGATATTGAATTCCTCAAATGCCGGCACGTGGTGATTGTCGGCCACAGCGGATCGACGGCGGAGTTTGCCGACGCGCAAACCCGCGCCGCGCTGCTTCACAAATCCTGTGGTTCTGTCCGCCTGGTTTTCATTCCCAACTTCAAGGACTTGGCGCTTGCAATTGAAGCGGGATTTAGCCGCGACCTTTGGGATATACTGCTCTCCGAAACCGAAGATTGGCATCCGCCCACCGGGCGGGAGCTATTTGCACAGACCCGCGCGGAGTTGCGGGCACATACGTGGATTTCAGAAGCACAAGAAATCACCTGTGCCCTTTGGGCGTGGCACACCCATGTTTTTGATGTTTGGGACGATACGCCATATTTGCATTTTACGTCGGCTGACGTAAGTTGCGGAAAAACCAAAACAATGAAGCTCGTGGGTTGCCTCTCGGCAAACCCCCGAGTGGCAGCCACAATCTCTTCCGCCGCAGTTTATCGAGTCATACAGTTGTGGCGCCCGACCTTGCTTTTCGATGAAGCGGACAACTTGATTAGAGGCGACTCCGAATTAGCACAAACAATTCTCGGAATCCTTAATTCTGGATCATCGGTTGGATCTCCCGCCATCCGAATGGTTGGAACGGGAAGTAATATGATGCCCGAGGAATTTGACACGTTTGGCCCAAAAGCCTTCACAGCGGTAAATAAACTTCCAAGTTCGATTTCAAGTCGAAGCATTGTAATTAAAATGAAGCCGGCTCCCCCGAAAACACTTAAACCATTCCGCCTAAGAAAACTCCAAAAAGAATGCACACCGTTACAGGCAGCGATTGGAGCATGGCTCAAACCCCGCAGGGCTGAATTGGAGTCGCTGGAGCCGGAGATTCCAGAAGCCCTACAATTCCGCGACGCTGATATACACATGCCACTGTTAGCAATCGCACACCTCCTCGGTCAGGACATAGAAAAGCAAGCGACCGATGCGTTTTTAGAGATCTATGGCAAAACCAGCGAAGATGAGCGGAGCATTGGCCAGGAACTGCTGACCGATATTTGGAAGATCTGGTTGTATCCACAGGAAGAGCTCTTGACCGATCCGCCAGATAAGATTCAATCCGATTATGTTCTAAACGAGTTATTAAAGATGCAGGATCGCATTTGGCCGAGATTTCACCGGTCAGGCCAGGGTCTAAATGCAAACGACCTATCACGCTTACTGAAGAAATATGATATCAAGGCAAATCGAATATGGTTTGAGGATAAGCGATTACGCGGATATACGCTCGCCGAATTCATTCCAGTTTGGAAGTCGAGTTGTCCATGGTTAGAATTGCCTGGACATCCGACACAGAACACATAGTTGTCCAGGTTGTCCATAGCGTTGTACTGCATTGATTGCATTATGATTATTCGTGGACAACTGACATATTTTCCGAGATAATAAATCCTTTGTCTTCAACATTGGACAACGTGGACAGCCCAATCCCCCTAAGAGAGATAGAAAGCACGATAAATAGGCTTTTTTCGGGTGCTAATGGACAGCCGAGTTATTTGTTTTCATTGTTTTAAAAAAGTGTGCGTCCATATACCACAGGTTGAGCTGTCCACGCTGTCCACTAGAATTGATACATATCATAATATCATTAATTATTGTAAATAATGTCACTTGGGGGGTATGGGTGTCTTGAATAAAATCTGCATTTTCTGTACACCGGTTGCGCAATAGCAAACACGCGACCGCAAAATTACAGGGAGGGGTGTCGTAGTTGACCGGGAAAAGGTTAGTCTAAGGGCCACAAAATCGCCACAATTAAAATCGCAGCAGCAATGATGCTTACCAACCATGCAATTCTCAGGCCCACCTGGGACATCTTGCGACGACCGCAATAAAGGCAAAGGTATTGGGTATGCGGAATTGTGAGACCACACTTACACGTCATGTTAATTTCCTCCTCAGTGCTATTATTGGACGTTCCCAGTCGGAAAATAAGAGTACAAAAGTAATGGTACTAAAGTACCATTGACGGGGATCTGCATAAATATTAGTATGGGTAGTGTAAGAAGAAGAAGTAAACAGTCGCAGCGGCTACCAGCCGCAGGAGATTAACATGGAAAAACAATTTGAAGTCATTAGATCCCACGACGAGCTTGGGGGATACTTCGAACATCCGACCAGTACCCAATTCCGATCTCTCCACGAAGCTATTAAATTCCTTGCTGCACATAACTCGCTTCGGATCGATGGAGGCACGACATCCTTTCTCCGGCGAATTGAGGATGGTGCGGAACTCGTACCGTGGGGGCCGAAGGACTCCCTTCGCGCGGCCAGCGCCGCAAATCCTTGTCAGCTTGCCTGGGCCACGCCCGACGGCCGCCTGGAACTAATCAATATGTGCATCCGTTGGGGTACGGCCAAGGTGGCGTGGCCTTCGCGCGAAAATTAATCTCCCCCGAGCGCCACTCCGCGCAGGCGGAGCGTCCCGGGTGGTACCGGGGGGCGGTACGTAACCCGCCGCTCGCTCTGAGCCTCCGAGATGCGGGGGCTGAGAGTGGGCAGAATCGCACGATGTCCCCGACCGGGGGACCAACCCAGTATTACCGGAAGGTGTTTATGGATGGCGTAGGTAGCAGAACTAAAACCAAGGGGCGGGGACTCACGCGAAATGAGCGATATTATCTGGCGTTTTTGTGCGCGGGACTCACCAATGAGGAAATTTCCATCGCTATGCTCGCGAAGCGAAACACCGTGCAGCGCTGGACACAGAGCGTATATCGGAGGGTTATGGACGTGGAATCGATGGCGATTCCGGCCATTAAACCGAAGGTCGCTCGCCAAATCGTCGAACGGCGGAGACCTATGGCGATACGGAAAGGAATTATATAGGAGAGTGGTAATTATCATTGCGCGGTGACGCGCAATGCTCGAAACAGCACGACACGCGAGGAGGATCTATGGTTGATGGCGTTTGGGTTTACTGGTTCGGACTCTTATTGCTTTGTGCTCTTCTTTTTCCGGCTTTTGTGCGCTGGGCCGCCCAGTTTCTTTTTCTGTGCATCGATCTAATCGCACAAGTGGCGCACAAGTGGGAGACTACGTTTCCACCGCAATCACTGCCGCCGAACGACTCCTTTAAAAATTTCTTGGACTCGCCTTGTCACGGCCCGAGCGTTGCTGATCCGCCGGGCTGGAAGGTCGTAGATACACTCAAAAAAGAGGAGGAATAGCGATGACCGTTATTTGTATGGATTGCAAAAAAAAGATCAGGGAAAAATTCCCGATAGGCGAGGGACCGGTCTCGCACGGCATTTGCGATGAGTGCTTGGAAAAACGCTTGGCCGACCTTCGGTCGGTGGTGATGGTGGCACAAGGATATCCACCGAAACCCTAACTTCGGCATGCGCCCCCATCGAGGGATGATATGAATAACAATGTAACGCATGCCGAAATTATTGAGTTCGCGCGACGGCATGGAATCACTTACTGTGCACCCTCGCCGGCATTTCGGGTGAGTTGGCGCGCGAGATATAAACAGTCGGAAGAAGAGCATATCGCTGAATTGGCGAGAGTACCAGAGTTTCTCGCCCTAGGGCAAAAAATAAAACGGCATAATGCGGGCCGGAGGAGATAGTAAGAGAGCAATCGGACGGGCACTGTCCGGCCCCAGGGCTTTCAATGAACGGGAAGCTCGGTTGAGACTGAAGAGGAAAGCTGAACGGCGAAGATTGAAAGTCAGAAATCGTGCGGCTGAAAGGGGGTTTCAATGGACGCGGAATTGAAGTTTCATCCGGCAGCGGCGATCTTCCCAATGCTGGACGAAGTAGAACTCACTCAACTGGCCGAGGACATCAAAGAGAACGGACTGATCGAGCGGATCTCGCTTTACGAGGGCATGATTCTGGACGGCCGGAACCGTTACCTGGCCTGCCAGCAGGCCGGCGTCGAGCCCAGATTTGATGAACTGCCGTTCGTCAACGATTGCCCGGTGACCTGGGTTATCAGCAAGAACCTTCATCGTCGCCACCTAACGGTGAGCCAGCGCGCCATGGTTGCAGCCGAAACGAAAGGTCCAATCATGGAAGAGGCTCGAACGCGCATGGGTCATCCACGCCAGGATAAAACAGGTGTGGCCAAAAGGCCACCGCTGGTAAGTCTTGGAAAATCAAGAGATATTGCCGGAAAACTTCTCGGAATTAGTGGCAGGAGTGTTGAGCGGGCGACAAAGGTACTAGAAGCTTCCCCCGAACTGGCCACAGAAGTTAAGGCCGGTGACAAAACCCTAAGTGAAGCCCTGCGCGAAATCGCGCCGCCCGCGCTTGGCAAGCGGGATAAAATGCTGGCGAACGCGGCCCAGAATAAGCTAGGAATGTTCCTCGCAGAGACTAACGGTGGAATACTCGGCCTGGAATCCGTTAATTGGGATGCGTGGTTCAGCACACACACAAAAAAAGACGGTAAGGACGTTCTCAGGGATTTACTCGATTTTTCAAAACGACTCCGGTCGTTCATTTCTCAATTCAAGAGGAGGATACAGTGAACATCAAAGACGAAGGCAAGTATAAATTACTCAGAATACGGGCAGATAAATTAATCATTCACCCGCTTGTGCAGAGGGGAATCGTTAAAGCTCACCTGAATCGCTTAGCTGAAAATCTTGACCTTGATGCGCTGGGCCTGATTCATGTGGTTACGTACAGGGGCAAACTTGCCGTGATAGATGGCCAACACAGGGTCCTTGCGTTGCTTGAAAGGGGACTGGGTGAGTGGGAAGTCCTAGCGATGCACCATTTAGACATTTCAACGGTTTCCATGGCCTCCAGCTTGTCATGCAAGGTGAACGGAGAGCACGTAGGTTGGACAATCTACGATCACTTTCAGCAATTACTTTTACAGGGAGATTCGATTGCCCTTGAGGTCCAGTCAGAATGCCAAAAGCGCGGCCTGAAGATTACGCGCGGCCACGCCGATAGTTCCGTTTGTGCGATCAAGTCATTGTTAAGGGCTCGCGGAATGGGGACACTGCCAGATGCCCTTGATTTGCTAATCGCTGCTTATGGGGCGGGAACCGACGGACTGGAAGGAAAAGTGATCGAAGGTGCAGCCTTACTGTTTCAAACGCACAAGCAAATAGATCGAAAAGCCCTTCGGGAACACTTAGCCAAAGAGACCGGTGGTGGCGCTCGCATCATCGGAGACGGTCGGAGTTTTGCATCGCTCAATGGAGGCAGCGTAGCTCGCGGAGTGGCAAATGCCATGATAATGATCTACAACAAAGGACGCCGATCATTGAAACTGAAACCGATTTAATTTGGGGGAACCATGAAAAAGAAAATGCGCATGACGATTTCTAGACACGAAAATATCTGTGGAAAACTCAAAATAATACTTGACTTCCTTTGGGCAGTTAAGTATTATTGATGCTGTAAGAAGATAGAAATGATCATAGGCAGCGCAAGTGAGACCATGGCAATCCGGGTAGAAATGCCGGAAAGTAAATCGCAGCCAAACGGTCCCTAACTTGCGCTGCCTAATTTTTTCTCGCACGGTATGCGCCTCACCTTACGGCGTCCAAAGTTGCGGGCATCAATTTCTCGATTGCACAAATGAGACTAGCAGAGCAAAAGCGCCGGAAAAAACAGCTTGAACTGCACTTCCTTTCCAACCGTTTTTATGACGATGCGGTAGCGCTGAAAAACGGCAAGAACGATGCGCGGAGATCGCCAAACTGGAGAGGCATTGTGCGGGGCGCTGGGGAACGAGCCGGTCTAAGCCAGAGACAGATCTCGGAATTAATTAGAATTTTTGCGGAAGGGATGAGCGCCAAATCCAGAATCTGAGCGTATGCCAACGCTAAATAAGCGGGCGTGCCCATTTACAGGATGCGTGCGCACAGATCCGCATAGGCACGACAATTTCCGGCCAGGCTCGGCGGCTAGGGGTTATGGGCGAAGGCACCAACGCTGGCGGAAAATGGTTTTGGCGCGCGATCCAGTTTGTATGATGTGCCAGGAAGCGCTGAGCACGGATGCGGACCATATCATCCCACTCTCACGGGGCGGTGATTGGTCGCTCGAAAACGGGCAGGGTCTTTGCCACGCGTGTCATACAAAGAAAACGTTCGCGGAGAACGGCAATAGAAGTTAACCCACCAGAAGGCGGCCAGGAGCCAAGCTGAAATGAGCGGGGCTTGGCCCTGGCCGCCGTGCAAGCCCGGATTTGAGATTTGAGATTTGAGATTTTAGATTTAAAACCGGACATGCGCGGCAGAAAGCCAAAACCACTCGAAATGCGGAGGCGTGAAGGAAACCCCGGGCGCAGACCATTGCCCGAGGATGTACCCGAGCCCGCGGCCGCGATCCCCAACTGTCCGCCACACGTGCAAGGCGAAGCGCGGCGAGAATGGCATCGCATCGGAATCGAGCTTGTGCGCCTGGGGCTAGTGGCGAGAATAGATAAGGCCGCCCTCGCCATCTATTGCCAGCTTTGGCAACGCTGGATCGACGCTGAAAACGCCGTACGCGAGCTCGGGTTAATCGTCACCAACGCTCAACTTCGCGCTTACGTCTCGCAAAAACTCCTGACCGAAAAGGGCGCGGAAGGGATCGCCAATGTCGCCGCAAAAAAAGAAACCGAGGCGGGATTTCTATTCCCTGGACTGGCCGCGGAAGAAGAGGATAAGAGCTATCCCGGAAAAAACCCATTTTTGAGCATTGCCGAATCTTGCATGGATCGCATGAAGGCGTTCTTGGTTGAATTTGGCATGACACCCAGTTCCAGGGCGCGGGTAAAATCCACGCCCGCCGAAACGACCGATGAAATCGAAGCCGCACTCCAGGCCGGAAGCCAAGACGAGACGGAACCATCCCACCTACAATGACCGAACCACGGAATATGCCCGCAAAGTCTGCGCCGGGGAGATCGTTGCTGGCCGGCTGGTGCGTCTGGCTTGCAGCCGTCATTTGGCTGATCTTGATAGCGGTCCCGCTCGCGGTTTGCGTTTTAATCTTGCGCGGGCTGACCGCGCCTTTCGCTTTTTTGAAGAATTACTGGTTCTTGCGGAAGGGCAATTCGCCGGCCAACCATTCAAGCTCCAGCCCTGGCAAGCGTTTATCATTGGATCAATCTTCGGCTGGCTGCGTGTGGACGGAACGCGCCGTTTCCGACTCGCTTACATTGAGGTCGGTAAAGGCAACGGCAAATCTCCCATGGCCGGCGGAATCGGGCTTTACGGGCTCGTGGCTGATAACGAGCCTGCTGCTGAGATATACAGCGCCGCGGTCACTAAAGAACAAGCAAGGATACTGTTTCGCGACGCTGAGCGAATGCGTGAATCAAGTCCTCAACTCTCTAAACTGATTCGCTCGCACGTCAATAATTTAAGCTGCGCGAAGACAGGGAGTTTTTTTCGAGCAATATCTAGTGAAGGCAGGTCATTGGACGGCAAGCGCGTCCACATGGGCCTGATCGATGAAATCCACGAGCACCCCTCGGCTATCGTCGTAGACAAGATTCGGGCGGGCCTGAAGGCGCGCCTCAATGGACTGATTTTCGAGATTACAAACAGTGGGTTTGACCGGGAATCCGTCTGCTGGCAACACCATGAGGCCAGCCGACAAATCCTGGAAGGAAAAACCGAAAACGATTCATGGTTTGCCTATATTTGCGGGCTTGACGAAGGAGACGACTGGAAGACAGATAAAAACTGCTGGGTGAAGGCCAATCCAAACCTGGGAATCTCTATTCCAGAAAGTTATCTACTCGAACAAGTGGAAGAGGCTATCCAGATTCCCGCCAAGGAAAACATCGTTGCGCGGCTGAACTTCTGTGTTTGGACGCAATCGAGCAAGCGCGCCATCGCGCAGGACGTCTGGAAAGGAACAGAGAGGGAATACACCGCGAGAGACCTCGAAGGCCGCGAGTGTTTTGGCGGGCTAGACCTGGGCTCGGTGAGCGACACATGCTCGCTCACCCTGATTTTTCCACGCGATGATAGCTGTCCCGAATGGCGCTTGCTGACCTGGTTTTTCTGTCCTGAGGCGGAAGTGGTAAACCGCGCCAAGAAAGGCGTGGCCAACTACGCGTTATGGGCCGACGAGGGCGCACTGATTCCCACGCCGGGAAACGTCACTGATTACCGCTATATCCGCAAATTTTTGAGTGGCGTAAATTCCGACGGCGTAAAAACGGAAGAGCCGTGCCTGGCCGACCGGTTTGATATTAAGGAAATAGCCTACGACCGATGGAACGCCACCCAGCTTGTGATTGACCTGCAAGGCGACGGGTTAAATATGGTGCAATTCGGCCAGGGCTTCGCCAGTTTCCAGGCTCCGGTACGCGATTTTCTGAGGATGGAAATGGCCGGGGAGCTCCATCACAACGGGAACGGCATGATGGACTGGCAGATCGGCAACCTGGTACTAGCACAGGACCCTGCAGGAAACCAGAAACCCGACAAAGAAAAAAGCGGGGACAAAATCGATGGGCCGGTAACGCTCATTATGGCACTTGGACGTGCCCTGGCATATGTAGCCGCTCCGCAACCCGGGATCTCGATCTTATGAGAATGACATCCGATCAACCCATGCCCTTAATGCGATTCCTCGCCTCGAATTTTCAGTGGCCGGGTTTGCGCGGAATCGCTCGCTGGGCTTGGGAAGGTCGAACGTCACTTGAAAATCCCCAAACCCCGCTATCGTATCCCGCCGAATGGTTACTCGATATTTTTAATGGTGGGCGCACCGATTCAGGTTTGCGCGTCTCCGAGTTAACCGCGCTGCAAGTGCCCGATGTGCTCGCTTGTGTCACGCGGATTTCCGGGGCTATAGCCGGCCAACCCATCAAGATTTACGAGCGGATAGAGACGGGCTCAAATATTGTCCGGCACTCGAAGCGCCTGGCGATCGAGCATCATATGTTCGACGTGCTCCGCTATCGCCCGAACGACGAGATGACGCGGGCAACATTTGTGCGCACATTTGTGTGCCACATGCTGCTTTGGGGAAATGGTTATGCGGAAATCCAACGTGATGCCGCAGGGCGCCCGGTAGCCCTGTGGCCACGCAACCCGACGCGGACCCGCCCGCGCCGGCTTCT